AAAAGAAAGGGTAGACACTCAAAGCAAGACAAAAACACTTACAGAGGACAAGGGCGTTAGTCTAGTCTTAATTAGAGATACTTTTACAAAAGAGTCTATAATTGGTAAGTTGTACGTTGATGGAGAAATGTTCTGTGATACTCTTGAACTACCTTATAAAGATAATCAAAGACGTATTTCTAGTATTCCTATGGGAGTTTATAATGTAAGACTTAGATACCCTAGAGAAAGTGGTACAAGAGACTATTTACACCTATTAATACAAGACGTTCCTAATAGAGATTTTATCCTTGTACATCGGGGAAATAAAAGTTCAGATAGTCGTGGATGTGTACTTGTAGGGTTAAAACGTGAACAAGACTTTGTTAGTAACTCTAAGTTAGCTATGGATTTGTTAATGAAAGAGTTAATACATTTGGGAGGAGAAAATATTAAATTAATAATTAAAAATAAATAAAATGAAAAATTACATTATTACACAACTTCTTACATCTAAGAAGGTATGGTTAGGTCTAGCATCTATTGTTATTCCTTTAATTGCAAATGCTTTAAATGTAGACGAAGAATCAGTATCTAAAATTTGGTGGAGTTTAATTGCTATGCTAGGAGGACAATCATTCGCAGATTTTGGAAAGTCAAAGAAATAATCGTTATAGATTAAAGCCACACGAGATAGTCGCTTTACAGAAAATGAGAGAGTCTGAAACTCGTAACGTATTAGTTATAGGAGACTTACACGAACCATTCTGTTTAGATGGCTATCTTGATTGGTGCATAGATCAATACTACACTTATAAATGTACTGAAGTAGTATTCATAGGAGATGTAATAGACAACCACTTTTCTAGCTATCACGAAACCTCAGCAGATGGTATGGGTGGTGCAGATGAATTAGATTTTGCTATTAAACGTATTGCAAGATGGAGAAATGCTTTTCCTAAAGCAACTGTTATTATAGGTAATCACGACAGAATTATAATGCGAAAAGCACAGACTTCAGCAATACCAAGTAAATGGATAAGGTCTTATAAGGAAGTATTAGAAACTCCTGATTGGAACTTTGTAGAGCATTATATTCAAGATGATGTTCTTTATCAACACGGAGAAGGTGGTACTGCTAGAACTTCTTGTAGAGCTAATATGATTAATGTTGTACAAGGACACTTACATACACAAGCTTACACAGAACACTATGTAGGTAAAAAGTTCAGAGTCTTTGGAACTCAAGTAGGTTGTGGTATAAATCACAAATCTTACGCAATGGCTTACGCAAAGTATGGTAAACGTCCAGCTGTTGGTTGTGCAGTTGTATTAAATAATGGTAAAACACCATTAAATCTTTTGATGCCTTTGTAATGAAGAAAGATATAACTTGGCAATTATTTGGTTTTTATTTGCTAATTATAATTATATTACTTTTATCTAGTCATTACCTTTCTTAACACTTAAATTGTTAATAAGTATATTAATAAACTTGTGAGTATCGTTTATTTTATGTACATTTGTATCATTATTAATCAAAACTATTTAAGATGTCAAAATTTAGAGTAATCAATCGTACAACAAGACAAGAACATATTTTCAACTCAGAAGAAATTAAAAGATTTTTTCATATATATTATGATAAGCAAACTGATACAATTAAAAGAAAAAACCTAGAGTCTGATTATGCAATCAGCTCAATAGAGTACGAAGAAGCAAAAAGAAATAACCTTTTAGCAGATATTGTTGTTGGTATTGCTTCAGTTATTTTAATTGTATGGATAACTAATTTAGTAGTATCATAATGAATTACGAAGAATATACAAAATCAACTAATCAAAATTGTGTAGATCCTACTGAATGGAATGGTACTAATCCTTGTTGTGAACAATGTGATGAAGAACTAGACCAATCAGATTATGAGACTATATGTGTAGAATGTTATGAAAATAAATTAAATAATTAAGAAATGGAATTTAAAGAATTAAAAAAAGAACTCCCATATAAGTGGAGAGTACAATCAACAAAATTTGGTAAGACATCTTGTGTAGCATATATAGATGCAAGAGATTGTCAAGACTTATTAGATGAAGTAGTAGGTGCTGGTAATTGGCAAAGTAAATATTATACAGAAGACAATAAACTTTTTTGTAAAGTAGGTATATGGAATCAGAAGCTTAATGATTGGGTATGGAAATCAGACACAGGATCAGAATCTAATGTAGAAAAAGATAAAGGAAAAACATCTGACGCATTTAAAAGAGCTTGTGTTTGTTGGGGTATTGGTAGGTTTTTATATAGGTTACCAATCCAAACATTAAAAACAAAGAAACATAGTAATGGTAGAGAATATCCTTACGCACCTGAAAAAGATATATTAATCTTAAATGGAGATAAATTAACTAAGTATATAAATTGGAAAATAAGTAATAATAAATAAATAAAAAAGAATGGAAATTAAAGGAACAATTAAGAAAAAGTTAAAGAAAAATGGAACAAGTAAAGCAGGTAAAGAATGGCAAAAAATAGATGTCATTATACAACAACCTGGAGAATATGGTAAAGAAGTATCTGTTACAGCATTTGGAGATGAAACTATTGAATCAGTTAAAAGATTTAATGAAGGAGATAGTGTTGAGGTATCTGTAAACGTAGAAAGCAGAGAGTTCAATGGTAAATACTACACAAATATTACAGGATGGAAATGGGCTAATGGAAATGAACAAGTAGAACAAGAGCAAGACTCTGAAGATTTACCTTTTTAAGATGACTGAAGAAACTAACTTTAAAGCTATATGTGGTATTGCTACAACTGTATTAGGTATGCCACAAGGCTCTTTATCATTGAAAACAAGAAAAAGACCAATACAAGTTGCTAGAGCAGCTTCAGCTTATATTGCTATGAATGAAGATAACATACATAGAAACGTAATAGCAAAGGTTTTAAATAGAGATAGAGCTGTAACTTATCACTATCAATCTATGCACAAGAAACTGTATGCAACTTGTCTAATATATCGAAATACTTTTAATAAGATCTATAAAGCATATAAAAATATAGATGGTGCTAAAGAAGTATTTATTGATAAAGACTTTATGAAAAAGCATTTGTTTAGAAATGGTGTTAAAGAATCAAAAAAACCTAATGTTATACTAGAGATACAAAGTGGTGGAATATCTTGTAAAGTAAAAACTTCTTATTTTGATTACTCTAATCAAGTTGAAAATGTTAATCTTGCAATGAAGAATTATCACTATACAATAAATATTATATAATGGAGAAACCAAACTACTACGCAATTATTCCAGCTGAAGTAAGATACAGTAAAAAGCTTACACCTAATGCTAAATTACTTTATGCTGAGATAACAGCTTTGTGCAATATGAATGGTAACTGTAAAGCTTCAACAGAATACTTTTGCAGACTTTATGAGGTTAGTAGGGCATCTATACAGAATTGGTTAAGACTACTAGAGAAAAATGGTTACATAACAAGAGTTGTAAAATATAGACCAGGTAGTAAAGAAATTTTGTCTAGGTCTATCAATTTATTAGACAACCCTAGTCTAAAAAACTATACAGATAATACTAATACTACGTATAGTAATACTAATCTTACAGATAGTAATAAAAAGGCGTTTTTTAAAAAACCAACTGTTGAAGAAGTACATCAATATTGTAATGAAAGGAAAAATAAAGTATGTGCAGATGCTTTTATTGATTTTTACGAAAGCAAAGATTGGATGGTTGGAAGTAATAAGATGAAAAATTGGAAAGCTTGTGTTAGAACTTGGGAAAAACGAGAAGATAGAAATAATAATAATAACGACAGATCTACGGCACATTGGCATAAGAAAGGTCAAGACTATGGAGATGGCACATTTTAAAATAATATGAGAACAATAGAAGAAACATTTAGAGATGCTGAATACTTACAACCTAAAGTTTACATTAGGTATAAACTAGGAAGCAAAGAAAACTTAAAAGAAGACTTTATCAAAGCATTTGAATACTATGACAGAACTATTGATACTTATAAGCATTTGTCAGCTTATGATGAAATAATTGATTGGATGGTAGATACAAAAGGAAAGGGTTTAATAATTATGGGAGAATGTGGTTTAGGTAAATCTACAATTCTTAATTATGTTATACCTGCTATATTTAGGACAAAAACAAATAAAGTACTTAGAAGCATACCTGCTAAAGAATTAGGAACAGTAGAGAGAAATATTGCACCTTTTATTATAATTGATGATCTAGGTACTGAAAGCATAAAAAATGATTATGGTACAAAGATAGATGCTGTTACTGATGCTATTTCTTATGCAGAGGATAGTTCCAAGACATTAATAATAACTACTAATTTATCTCCTAATTCACTTAAAGAAAGATATGATGAAAGAACTTTAGATAGATTAAGAAAGTGTAAGGTGGTAATAATAAAAGGAAAAAGTTTTAGAAATTAAAAATAAAAAAAAATGAAATTAACAGACTACGAAATAGAAGATGTAAAATCTTGGGATTACCCTGACTTTTGTGATGCTTATATCAGTTATGCAGAAGATGAAAATGGTAAAGAGATGACTGAAGAGCAGATACAAGAATGGACAGAAAACAATGAAGAAGAGTTTTATGAAATGGTATTAGAATCTTTAAGATGATAGGGTGGGTAATAACAGCTATTGGAATGTGGCTAATAAGAGAACTAAGATGAAAACAAAAGATACTATAAGAAAAATACTATTAGAAAAACCACACTTAAGAGACAATGACAATAAACTCATAGCTTCTTTTTGGTATAGAGAATTAAACAGTAAAAACATAGATGCTGAAGAAATAACTGCATTAAACTTTTTACATAAGTATGCAGATAATGAATTAACTAATGCTGAGAGTATAAGAAGAATGAGAGCAAAGCTCCAAGAAGAAGAACCAGGGTTAAGAGGAGAAGCATATAAAATACGTAAGGGTAAGCTACAAGAAGAATGGAGAAAAAACTTAGGATATGAATTATAGAAAATTATATGAAGATAATGTAGGTATTATACCTAATAATTGGGAAATACATCACATAGATTTTAATCATAATAATAATAAAATAAATAATTTAATAGCAGTTCCGTCTATGGTTCATATGATTATACATCAATCAGGATATATTCCAAGAGATGAAATAGAAAATTTAATACAAATATATGAAGACAATAAGCAAACTTAAGAAAGAACTTGATAAGTGGTTTAGTCTTTACATTAGACTTAGAGATGCTACATCAGAAGGTATGGTACAATGTATAACATCAGGAAGACTTTATCATTATAAAAACATTCACGCAGGTCATTTTATGTCAAGACGTCATCTAGCAACTCGTTGGTGTGAGCTTAATGTTTCAGCACAGTCGGCAGCAGATAATCTATTTGGACAAGGTGAGCAGTACAAGTTTGGATTAGCATTAGATCATAAATATGGAGAGGGAACAGCAGAAGAATTACAAATTAAATCAAGACAAACTTTTAAAATGACTAGAGCTGACTATGAAGAAAAAATAACTTATTACAAATCAGCTGTTAAAAACTTAAAAGAAGAAAAAGGTATTGAATAAAATATTATCATATATTTGAAAAATGATAGAACTTATTTACTCAAGTCAAGAACACAAAGCATTAATAGACCTTTATATTAATATGTGTAAAGAGTTTGCAAAAGACGTAAGTAGTAAAACTAAGTACAATAATTACAAAGAT